TGGGAGATTGAATGGGAAAGATGTAAGCCTTATATAGCAAAGGCTGTAAAACATCAAGATTCCTATACAATCGATGACATAGAGGATAAAATAAGAAATGGAATATTCCATTTATGGCCAGGCAAAAAGTCTGCATACATAACAGAATTTGTAATATATCCACAAGTAAAAGCTATGAACCTTTTATTTTGTGGTGGAGATTACGAAGAATTAGAAGAAATGCTACCTTATATAGAGGAGTTCGCTAAGAAAGCTGGCATCAAAAGGCTTTACGGTGGCGGTAGAAAAGGATGGATTAGAAAGATAAAACATCTAGGATTTGAAACAGAATATTTAATTAGAAAAGACTTATGAGTAAAGGAAAAACCACAACAGTACAAGAAGCAAGTTTACCAGCATGGCAAGAAGCACAATTTAAAGAGCTTTTTGGTGCAGCTAAAGGTGTAGCACAACAACCATTTTTACCCTATACAGGACCAATGGTTGCTGGTTTTTCACCAGATCAACTAAGACAATTTCAAGCTACTAGAGGTATGTTTGAATCTGGTATGGGTTATGACCCAACACAAGCCTTACAAGGTATGGCACAAGATCAATTTAAGCCTACCATACAACCTGTTACTGGTTTTGAAGCACCAACTATAGAAGCAACACAAGCTCCAGGCGCAGCTCAAATAGGTCCAGTATCTGCACCGCAGTTCAGGGGTTTACTAAGCCAGGACATAGGTGCTTATCAATCTCCATATCAACAACAAGTTATAGATTTAGCAATGGGCGACATACAGCGACAAGCTGATATAGCGCGTGGCGGTGCGCAGGATAGAGCAATCAGAGCAGGTGCTTTCGGCGGTTCAAGATCTGCATTACTAGAGTCTGAATCACAAAGACCTTACGCAGAGCAGATGGCTAGAACAGCTGCTGGTTTAAGACAGTCAGGCTTTGAGCAGGCGCAAGCGGCGGCGCAAGCTGATTTAGCAAGACAGCAACAGTTAGGTATGTTTGGTGCTGGTCAAGAGCAACAGCGTGCATTACAACAAGCACAATTTGGTCAACAAGCAGGTATCTTTGGTGCAGAGCTTGGACAACAAAGAAGGATGCAACAAGCACAGCTACAACAACAAAGACAGATGGGTGGCTTAGACATTGCTGGAAGAGCTGCATTAACACAGCCACAATTAGAAATGCAAGCGCGTGCGCAGAGGGCAGGCTTGCTAGGTGGATTACAAGGACAGCAATTGCAAGGACTAGGATTACTAGGGCAAGCGGGTGCGCAGCAGCAAATGCTACAACAAAGAGCAATCGATGCACAAAGAGGCGAGTTCCAAAGAGCGCTTGGTTATGGACCACAGCAAATTGGTTTACTGGGTGCTGGTATGGGAACACCATTAGTGGGTGGAACAACAACAGGTCAGCAAAAAACTGGAGCAGGAGACATTGCTGGAACAGCAGCACAGTTAGCAACTATGGCTATGATGATGTCTGACGAAAGACTAAAAGAAAACATTAAACCTATTGGTACATCTGAAAACGGACACAATGTATATACATGGGATTGGAATGATAAAGCTAAAGAGCTTGGAGTAAACGATCCAACAACAGGCGTTCTAGCACAAGAGGTTATAAAGTATATGCCAGAAGCAGTAACCAAAAATGCTAATGGTTATTACATGGTTAATTACGGAGTTTTATAATGGTTTTTGATTTTACAAATCCATATGGGATGGTAGGTAGCCAACCTAGTATTGGACCAATAACACCACAAATGCCACAACCGCCACAAACACCCAATCCTATGGGCGGTGGCAAAAACGATAAACTTGCATTAATGCTTTATGCTTTAGGCGGTGCTTTAAAGGGCGACAAAAACTTTGTACAAAACACCATGCAGTTGCAAAACATACAAGACGCAAAAAAAAGAGAAAAAGAAATGAAAGAGAACTGGCAAAAAGCTCTTGGAAATTTAGAAGGAGATATAAATCCTACATTGCTTGAATTAGCAAGAGTTGTCGGTCCAGAAAAAGGCGCTGGATTAGTTGCGTCTGGCTTACCTACAAGTAAAACTGGTTCAGTAGAAAGGTTTGGAGTGTATGACCAAAAAACCAATAAACTTATTGGAACTGTATTAAAAACAGACACTCAAAGAATTGGTGAATTAGAATCACAGGGTGCAGTTGTAGGCGCACTTAGATCGCCAACAGTAGGTGGAAAAAGCGCTGTATCAGACCCTTTAAGAACAATAACCATGGGTGGCAAAGTTATAAAAAATGTTAGAGACAGCGACTTAACTCCAGAAGAGATACAAAAAATTAACAAAGCTGGACAGGTTATACAACCGCTAGGATTTACCGAAAAATTTGAAAGTAGCAAAGATGTAGATTTTGCGCCAATTAAATCTAAATATTTGGCTACACAAAATATTATTGTAAAAACATCTGAATTATCACAAAAATTTGTTGACGACCCATCTTCTGCTTTGGCTGTAGGTGGTGCTGCGCAATTTATAGATGGTGTCATACAAAATTTAGATGCAGGTGCAGATTTATTATCTTCTGCAAAAGATAAAAAAGCTTATCAATATATGCAAAAAACAAGCACCTCTTTACAAGGTAAGGACTTTGGAGATGCAATTAAACAAGCATCACAGGCTTCAGGAGTAGCTGAATCAAGAATTAGAGATTTAGCTTATTTGTTTGCAGCGGCAAGAGGTCAAGAAGGCAGAGGATTGTCAGATAAAGACTTTGAAAATGCTTTAAAAATTGTAAGCGGAGGTGTGGGTGCCGAGGGAAGGGGAGCTGTGTTAAAAGATGTTTCTAACAGCTTGAGAGAAGAATTTTACAGAGATATAAATTTTGATATTGCTACAAGCGAAAATGAAGCTTATGTTAATAAACTAAAAGGTTTGCCAGAATTACCATATTATGTAGATCCATTTGCACAACAAACACCAACAACCCAAACAACAAACGGCATACCAAGAGTTAGAATAAAGTTATAAAATGGCACAAGTAATATATGAATTTGAATTGCCTGACGGTTCAATTTTGGAAATTGAAGGCGATGAAGGTAAACAAGCTGAAGCTACTGCAAAAGCTAAAGAATATATTGCTGCACAACAACCAACACCTTTAACTGGAAAAGATCGAGCAGAAGATTATTTAAGGTCAGCAGCTGGTGGTGGATATATGGGCTTGTCGTACATACCTGGAGCAGTTGGTGATATAGAACAATTAGGAAAAGCAATACCAGGCAGGTTTGGTAAAATTTTAACAACCCCAATTAAAGAATTAATTACTGGCAAAAAAACAGAACCAGCAAAAATATTTCCAACATCTGCTGAAATAAGAAAAAAAGTAGAAGAGTTTGTACCAGGTTTAAAAGAGGTTGGTGAATACGAACCACAAACTACAGCAGGTGGTTATTTAAAAACCATACCAGAATTTGCAGCTCCTGGGTTGTTAGGTAAAACAAAAGCAGCAAGAAAGTTTGGTCTTGGTTTGGGTGCTGCTTCTGGCGGTGTTTATGAAACTGTAGAAAGCGCAACAGGCAGTCCTCTTACAGCAACTGGCATAACACTACCTTTTGCAATAGCTACTGGTAAGTTGTTTGGTCCATCTACGGCTGCTGGATTATCAGAAAAATCTTTAAAGGGAATAGATAAAGTTGAACTAGATGAAGCAATAAAGTTAGAAAATTTAGCAAAAACAGAAGGCATAAAGCTTTTACCTGGTGAAACTTTAGATAACAAATTGGTAAACCAATTAACGCAAGATGTATTAAGAAGTGAAAAAGGTGGACCATACATATATGAATCTATAAAAGGCAGACCTGTTGATGCTTTAAATTTAGCTACAAGCAAGGCTGCAAAAATTGCAGATATACCAGAAAGTCAAAGAAGGGTTTTAGAATCAATACAAAAAACAGCAAAATCAGCTATTACTAGTTCTGAAAAAAGAAGATCGCAAGAAGCATTTAATCAAGGTTATAGACTTTCAAATGTTGAAACAATAGCACCAGGACAGGTTTTAAATATTATAAAAAACATTGATAATTTAATTGCAGATTCTTCACCTAATAGTTTAAATCAAAGAAAATTAAAACAAATAAGAAAAGAACTAATTGTTAAAGAAGGCATAGATGATGGTGTCAAATATACGGTTCCTGTAACTAATATAAATAAGTTAGACTCAACTTTTAAAACTTACAGAGACGCCGTACAAGATTCTAGAAAAAATGTTGCGGACCCAAGAAGATTTGTGCAAAAAGATTTGGGTGCAAAATTATTTAACTCAGATGGATCTGGTGCTTTAGATGTATTAAAAAGTCAACTAAATACAAATACAAATTATAGAAAAGCCAACCAAGTTTACGAAGATTTAACAAAAAATGTAGTTAATATTATAAAAGATAATACTGGTACATTAGCAAAAGAAGGTATAGATTTAAATACAATAGAAAAATTTATTTTTAATCCTGCAAAAGTTGACAGTTTAGATATAAACAATACATTAAAAACATTAAATGCTGTTAATCCAGAGGCAACAAAACAAATTGCAAATTTATATTTTAGAAATGCAATTAATAACGCTTTTCCAATTGTTAAACAAGGCGAGGATTTAAGTCAAGGCTTCAAATTAATAGAATCAATTGCAAAAACTGGCAAACAAAGAAATAATTTTTTAACTGTTATAGATAATGTTGCAGATGCGCACGGAGTAAATAGAAAAGATTTTAAAGTTGGTTTTGAAAACATGATTAATATTTTAGATAGGACTGGTAGAATTTCTAATATTAACAAACCTGGATTTGATGTTCAGGGTATTGCGGCAAGAACACTAGCTAAAGATTTGGCCATGATGAAAACTTTTAATCCATTGGTTAGGTTGGCAACAAAATATGGAGAATTTAAATCTGCGCGTGCAATGGGTGAGTTAGGAAAAATAATGGCAAACGATGACGCTGTAGCTACTTTAGTTATGCTGGGTAAAACAAATCCACAATCAAAACAAGCAATACAATATACTTTAAATATTATAAACAGCGTTTCCCCAACAACTGAAAGATTGCAAAGACAGGAATACCTACAGTCTCTTTCTCAACCACAAGTACCTATAGGGCCAGCGCCACAATAACCCCATGCCGCGCCAATCAGAAAGAGTTGGCCGATCTGGAGAATACTTAGTAGCCTCGCTACTTTCTTTACACGCAGATACTGTGATGATAGTTCCACACAGTGCAGAAGCAGACATTATCTTTGACGTTGACCATAAGCTTTATAAGTGCCAGGTTAAAACACAATCTAAAATACAAAACTGTAGAGTGTCATGGATATATGATTTTAGACGTGGTGCTTATACTAAAGAAAGATTCTATACAGAAGATGCTATAGATGTTTATGCCTTGGTTGCTTTAAAACATCAAACAGTTCAGTTTATGTTTCCAAAAGGTCTAAAGCAGATAAGTTTTAAAGACGAGGATGTTCAAGCGTGGGACACGCTAGAGAATACCAAAAACCTATTTAAAGAGCTTCGATGTCAACAGACACTTTAGGTTCTTCGTAATACTTCACAGAGTTCATACCTAAAGATATTAGATACTCAGCCACCTGATGTGGTGATTTCTGTTGGTTCTCACAAAAATCCTTAAACTTTTTAGCAAGATGTTTGTTCACATATATAGGCTTTCTTCCGTTTCTTTCACTTAGAATACGATCATCAAACTCATATAAATTCATAGCTACCTCATAGTTAAAGAGAAACTTCTATTGAATAATCTCCTATTTTATTACCTTTAGCATCTGTTCCATAAACCATCTGTAGTTCAAGATCAATAAAGTGTTTGGCCTTTAACAAGTCAGTCACCCTATCCTGTTTCTCTCCTTTACTTCTGGTTATATATTTTAAACAACTACCTAAGTTATAAGACAGGTTGTTAGCATATATATAATCTATAGGTTGTATCTTGGATTGCTTGTAATGCGTTCCAGCTACTTGGTTATTGGTTGCAAGCCTATCTATTGCTTGATCCCATTCCTCTTCAGTTCCTAAGTTAGTATGTGCGTATACTGTTTTATTCATCATCAATTTCTCCCAAATTTTATTAAAATATTACTTGATAATTAGTAATAATGGTTTATTATAAACAAAAATATTAATAAAAGGGAAATTTATGGAAATATTAGAAAAGAATTTTGACATATCAAATACCATAGAGGTTGACGAACTAGCAGAGAGATGGGGAGTCAGCAAGAAAACAATCGACAATAGACGCTATAGAGGACAAGGTCCTAGCTATTTTAAGATTGGCGGTAAGATTAAATACGATCTTGATGATGTGAAAAGAATGGAAAACGACTCTTATATTTCTGTCCATGGCGCACGCTAAACTCTCACCTTCAGCAGCAAAGATATGGATGGCTTGTCCTGGCATGCCACAACTCTTAGCGAGCATGCAGGTTGAATATAAAGTAGGCATACCAGCAGCGACAGGTACATTGATTCACGAAATGGTAGAGACACTACTTAAAGGTAGATTAAACAATCTTACAATTGAAGAATACTATTTAGACACAACACATCATGTAGAAGATTTTGATATCACAGTTGACCAAGAGATGATTGATTGTGCTAATACTTATGTTGATTACATAGACAAGAGAATGATGGAGCTTGATGTTGCAAGACCATTAATAGAAGAAAAAGTTAATATGCCAGAAATACATGCAGACTTATGGGGTACAGCAGATGCAATACTCATTGGTAAAGACATGATAGAGATAATAGATCTCAAATCTGGTAAGTGGGCAGTAGAAGCAGACAACCCACAAATGCGT